TGCATTCTCAACGTATTGCTTGTAAGCTTTATATTCTTCGCTGTCCTCAGAAATACCAGTTGCGCTTGACTCAAGCGGCTGGCGATACATTTCTTTTTGTTCATTGAAAAACTTCTTAGCTTTTACAATTGCCTTTTTCTTTTTTAACTTAGCTCTTTTAATATCAGACTCATCATCTATGTCTTCATCATAGGAGTAATCCTCCATTAATAGTTCTACATCTTCTTTATCTATACCTTCTTCGGTAGCTAAAAGATACTCAGTTAAAATTTGGTCTTCATTTAAGGAATCAAAGTCTCTGTTTAATTTAACATAATCTTCAATACCTCGACCAGTTTTCTTTTTATATTCAAAATAAGCTGACACATCTTCTGGTAGTTCAACATTGTTTTCTTTTTCTGCAAACAATTGGTCTACCGATGATATGTCCTTATCATATCTATTCTTAATAAAACTAAGAACGTCTTCTTCTTTTAGTTCAGCACCTTGCGTTTCCTCAGGAGCTGCGTTTTGTTCTACAACTTCAGTTTCTACTTGTGGTTGCGTTTGCTCTTCGTGTTGCTGCTCAGCTTTTTGAATTAGAGTTTCTTCTACTTCAGCTACTGATTTTTCTTCAACAACACCTACTTCTTTTACTTTTATTTCCATTAGATTTAATTTTTGTACAAATATAGTACATTAAACAATTATAATTTATTTAGTTTATCTTGGGTCAAACTCTGCTAAATCAAACCCATCTAAACTATCTTCATTAGACTCAAAGTTTTGAGGAGGTAAGTTATTTTTTCTTTGATTAATTAACTTAGACTGCTCTGTGTTTTGTTGACTAATACGAGAGGCTTTAGCTGTTTCTCTCTGAACTTCTCTTTTTGCCAGAGCTTCTTCTGACATTCCTCTTAACTGTTGATTGTAATTAAACTCTTCAGCCATTAGCTGGCTTTTTAGCATAGCTTCATTCTTCATCTTCTCAATTTCAAAAGCTATCTCTGCTTGTTTAATTTGCATCTTAGCATTCATCTCTGCTTGAGATTTTTGCATAGCTGCCTGCGCAGCCATTTGCTGAGACTTTAATTGTTGAGCGGCTTGCATCTGTTGTTTTAACATAGCATTCTTCTCATCACGTTCTTGCTTTTGTTTTCTTTTTACTTTTAGTAATTGATTAGCAAGTTTAATATTTTTAATTTCTCTTATATCAATAGCGTCTTCCAGGTTTATATCCTGTTTAGATAAAGCCATTTGAATGTTAGCCTCAAGCTGAGCCTTCTCTTCTTCATCAGGTGAAACCTCAATAAAAATACCAAAGTCATAAATATATAAATCAGATATATCATTAAGTATACTTACGTTATACTTTCCTATTTTATTTATAAAGTCTTCTTTGAAATCAGAGTACTCTAATATATCCGCCACTCTATATGTTAAAGCTTCTGCCAGTGTTCTGTAAACATATAAGCTTCCTTGAAGTATATGTCTAGTAGCTGTATTAGAGTTTAATGCTGCAAGCTTCTGTAATCCAACCAAAGAATTAGGGTCAGGCGTTGAGCCATCTCTAGCTTCATTTAATCCTGTTACAGTTCTAATCATGTTTAGATAATGATTATAGTTTGTAATAAGCATCTGAGTTTTACTAGCACCACTATTAGATGTAAGTTGCTGTATAGGAACTCTGGCTTGATTAAAGTCTCCGTCTTGTGTATAGCTTCTTCCAATTACAGAACCTGTTTGGAAATATAATCTTAATGCATCTTCAGGATTATACGCAGCTCCTGTCCCCAGGTCAACTTCATTTAATCCATCTGCATCTATAAATACTCCATCAGGCACAGTCCTGGCTATAACTTGTTGTAATTTCAAATGTCTACATAGTTTGGTAATGCGTGTTGTGAAGAAGACTGAGGACGAACCATATTACTAGCCAGTTCCCACTTCAAAAGAATATCAGTACCCATCACCATTATTCCGTCATACCAAACATCAATAGTTTTTGAAACCTTTTCAAACCTGCCCTCTTCCATCATTTCTGGTGGAGGGTTGAACTGGTCATCTTTTTCTATCATTTTCATAGCTCCGCTATCAGTAACTTTTTTCTTATAAACCATCTTTTTTGTGGTTTTATAATTGAAATACATCAAGGTTACTGTGTCTCTATAAAAAATATCGTTCTGATAATATTGTGCTACGTTGTAGTAATCATACCAGCTTTGACTGTATTTAGATATTTTATCTAAGTCTTCATTAGTTAGTGTTGGGTCAATCTTTAATAGCTCCGTAATAGGAACAACTTTAATTTCACCCCAATAAAAACAATCTTTAAAATGTGGGTCTTCAGTATAACTGTACACAACGTTAGAAGGGTCAACATACTTAACCTCTACACCAGAGCCTGGTAAAAACTCATGCTTGGCTACACCAATACCTAATACTGTTAAATCATAATCAATACGCTTACGTGTATCTGCATAATGATTTTCTTGAAACATGGTGTCAATAGCTTCCTCTTCAGCTATCTCAATAGCAGGCTTATAGTTAAGCTGCATATACAATGTAAGTTCTTCGTCGTTTTCAGGAAGAGAATCAGGGTCCATCGTAAATGGGTCTGCTCCTGTCATGTCTTTAATATCTAAGAGTATATCTTTAGCGGCCATCTGGCCCTCAACCATATCTTGATACTTACTTCTTTTACCCTGCGATAATGCGTCTTGAGCATAAGCTTTTACCTTGAAAAGTCTGTCTGACATTCCATTAACTACAATATCAACAAACTTAGGAAGTATAGGGACAGGTGTCCAATCTAAATTAAGATAAGATAAATCTCCATCTACTGCTAGTTCATTTTTATATTTACCAACTGATTGTTCTCCTCTTGCGTATAAGCGTAATCTGTGAAAATCTCGCCATTGGTTATAATAACGACAGCCATTGCCGTCTTTTCTAAACCACTCATACTGTATTGCTTGCCCTATCTGTAAGCCAAACTCATCAGTGGCTTCTATCTAATTAAATCGCTTGTTAATCCCTTATTGGTATACCTTGCAAAGTTAATGGAAATTTTTGAGCTTTTCTTTTCAGGTGTATAAAGATGCTTTTGACAAGCCATGATTGCTAAACCACTGCTAATAGATGCATCAAACTTAGTTCTGTTTCCTATATCAAACTTTGCCCAGTCTTCTAGAGTCCTGGTAAACGGCATAGAACCCATCAAGTCAGAGTCTCTAAATGTACCTTCCATATCCAAGCCAATATGCTTTTCAATATATGATTCTATTGCAGCAGCATGAGCTTGTTTTATATCCTCACTGGAGTTTGGTATACCTCCTAATTCTTTTTCTGTTCTTGATAATTTATTAAAAACCTTATCAGGCCTATTCATGCTAAAAGCTCTGTATCCTCTGTTTTTAAAATGATACAAAAGTCTAGGCTTGTTATTCTCAACAAGTATAGGCATTCCATAAAACACACAAGCCATTAACACTTCTTCAAAAAATATTTCTGCCGTTTGAGGTCTTGCTACATACTCTAAGAAAAACTCATTGCTTGGAGCTTCGTCCATGTTAAATTTTGTAAGACCATGTAGTGCACCATTAGAACCTCTTCCACCTACTGTTCCAGATATGTCATAACTATCACAACCAAAAGCACCCAGGTGTTCATTACCTGGCATCTTTTTGCCATTCCTATTTATGACTCTATTCTGTAAATTTTTGTTAGGAGTCCACGACACCAAGAATCTTCCACGATTATTAGGTGTCCATATAACCTTAGAATCTTTTATTCCATCTTTCCATGAGAAAGACCCTCTTGTTAAATGATACTCTTTAATTGTAGAATCATTGTAATCAATCTGTTGATATATTTTTGTTAAATTAAATAAAGACTGTTTACTTTCATCTCTGAAAGCATGTGACTCAGTTCTTGGGAACTGTCTATAAAATTCATTTAAAGCATCAGGGTCATTCTTTAAGCTATCAACTTCAGCTTCCCAGTAATCTATTGCACCATTTTCTATAATCTCACCATCTACACCAATAGTTTTTTCTTCAGGCTTTCTAAAAACAGGCAATCCATATCTGTCTATAAATCCTTCCATATTCCATTCCATTGGAATAAATAAGTTATATAGTCCGCTTTTGGTTTGGCCATTAGAATTACGTTTGCTTAATGAAGAATCTTCGTATAATTTTTTAAAATTATCTCCACCCTTACTCAATGCATTAGAAGTAGAGCCCATCATACATTTACCTATAATCTTACTACCTAAACGTAAACAGGTTTTTGTAACACGCCAGTTGTTTAAAATATTATTTGGCTTTATCCATTTACCACTTTCATCATGCACTCTAATCCTAACAGTTCTTCTTTATCAGCATCATACATGTTTTTCTTTGTTATCTTAGACGCTGGTATTCTAAACGCTAATTCTGTTTTAGGTTTATCCATACCATCTTGTATAGGCTTGAAGAAGAATGGTAATCTGTTTGCTATAGGAACAACTTTATCAGTAAACATTTTCTTAGCGTCTGCTCCTGTTTTAGATAGTATTCCAACTCTAGAGTCTTTTGCAAGTGTTCCTGTGTTAACGCTCTCTGAAGAACCCATGTAAGAAAAACCTGAACGTCTTATTTTTAGATAAGTCATTCCAAAACTTCTGTTGTCAGCTTTACATGCCTCCCAATACAAATAAAATATTCTATTAGCTTCTCTATAATCTGGGTAACCAACATCTATAGATGTCCATTGCAAGTACATGTAGTGAGCTCCTGATATGTATGTAGGAACTCCATTGTTCATAAACCAATAACCTAACTCTCTATTATCAAATTCATTCTCAATATAATCAACCCAGTTATTTTTAAATTCACTAGGCATTTCATTCCATTGAAATATTGATTGAATTTTACTAAGAGGTTTTGGAATATCTATTCTTTCC